GTTTTTAAATAAATAATAATATATGGATTTTGTTGAGCCGAGACCGATGCAGTCACCTATAAGCGGACAGACTATCCGCCCTGTACTTAAAACGTTCATACGTGGTAATCAGGAGATTGTGGAAGCGCATTATATTGATCCAGCTTCTGGTGCCTTTGTGCACAAAGGCGTTGTCTCTGTCAAAGATATAAGTAAGCCAAAGCCAGAAACAAAAGAATAATATTGTTAATTCTTTTAAAGTAGTTATAATGCTTGTGTGTTAGTACCGCAAGACTACATTCTTCAGAAATTCTATCAATACGCGGGTTATCCCAAGTTTAAGAAGTTTAGTAATACGTATATTGCAGGATGTCCGATTTGCAGAGAAGGTAAATCATGGCTACGCAAAAGACGGTGCGTTTATATTGTTGACGATAGTGTTGTATGCTGTCATAATTGTGGATGGTATAGTAATGCAATTAAATGGATACAAGAAGTATCGGGTCTAACTTTTAACGAGATAGTACAGGAGTCTAAAACATATGATATATTACCTTTAGACATCTTAAAGAGCGATGAGCCCGTTAAACCAGTAAGACAAGTAGAGAGACTTCCATTAGACTCAATTAATTTATTTGACGAAAGCCAGGTATTATATTATAAAGATAATACCGTCGTTCAGGATGCATTAAATTTAATTAAAAAACGAAAGATAGATATTGCTGTAAACAGACCTGAATCGATTTGGTTATCACTTAAAGACAAGGTACATAAAAATAGACTTGTTATTCCTTTTTACGATGAAAATAGCGAAATAATATTCTATCAATCTCGTGCAATTTATAATAATGATTTAAAGTTTTATCCGAAATATCTTAGTAAAGTAAATGGCGAAAAAGCACTCTATAATATTAATAAAATATCTTCTGATCTTGAATATATTTTTATTTTCGAAGGTCCTATTGATTCTTTTTTTGTTAAAAACGGAACAGCTGTTGCAGGTATTCAAGAAAATAGTAATAATATGTTTTCGAAGCTACAAGAGACACAACTCTCACCGTTTAAGTTTTATAAAAAGATTTGGGTGTTAGATAGCCAGTGGGTTGACTCTGCGAGTAAAAATAAAACTATGAAGCTTATTGAAAATAACGAACATGTTTTTATATGGCCAGAGAATATGGGTAAAACCTATAAAGATATAAATGAATACTGCGATGCGAATAATATAGGCAGCGTAGATCCAGAATTTTTTATCGAAAATAGCTGTGACGGATTAAAAGCTAAGCTTAAGATGTCAGTTATTAGTCGTTAGCAGAGATAAGATATCCCTTAAGCGATTCGCTCAAAGAACTCAACTCAGCAGCAAGACGAGAAATTTTCTTCTTCTCACTTCTTGCAATGTCTTCAAATATAGAATCACAAGCTGCAGAATGTAACTGAACTTGCATAGACGATGGATCTGTACCGTTAAGATACCTGATAAATTCATCAATATGAACAATCCATTCTTTTAATTTTTGAACTTGCTCTTGTTTTCTATGATCAACAATCTTTTCACGTCCGCCTTGTACGTCGAAATCTTCAGGTTTAGCAGATGTTAATGTTTGTGCCATCGCAGCTTTATCAGAATCAGGAGCTGCTGCTGGTGTTGCTGGAGCTTCATCTGCTTCTATAACAACACGAAATTTTTGTTCGAATAGACTCATATTATTATTTATTACAAATTGATTAAATAATTTTATGAAAAGAAAGCTTTTATTTGACGAAGTTATGCAGTATAACAAATGGACATCAGGTATGGCTTCTAGAGAGCTTGCAACACAACATGTTACACTCAAAGACTTATTTGATAAATCAGTAAATCAATTTCCTAATGATGCCAAGGCTGATAAAGCATTACCGTATCCCCTTCCTAGCGTAATTGAACAACTTGGTGAACTCTTTATAAACGCAGGCAATGCTCAAGAGCTCTTTAAGATGTCGTTGAAAAATCCTGTTATTCAGAAGAATGAAGTCGCTATGAAACAAGTCAAAGTAGTAATAGACAAATTATCTTCAATTATTAATACGTTGAATACAATATTTGCTGCCACAGAAAAACCTGTTGCAAAAAAATGATTTATATACTAAAATCATAGTAATGCTTAAAAGATTTGTCATACAATTAACATTGTTAATTTCTATATCTTCGCTTATAGCGTTTTTATTAAACTCTCTTGGCGTAAATATGGTTATTGGATTTTTATCTGGTTTGTTTTTGCAGTTCGTAGGGTACAACGCTTTTTATTCTGCATTAGATGCATACTTAGCTATTAAAAATAAAGCACTAGAAAACGAACGAATTAAAGAATTTTCCTACCAGGGATTAGAAGTGGCTTGCCCATGCTATAAAAAGCATATTGATTTCGTCCCTGTTAGACTCAATACCTCCAATTATTATAAATGCGGTGAGTGTAAAAAGAATGTTAGCGTTATTATCGCTGCGGAAACAGCTGTAACTACAGAGCCAATAATTAATACTGATCTACCTGTTGTGAATGAAAAGCTTATGGAAAGTGTAATTAGTAATGCAAATTCCTGAAAGTATTGAAAAAATAACTAAAGAAGTACCTCCTTCTGCTTTAGTTAGAAAAGAAGAACCGTCTTCCGTTCCTCTTGATGAAATAATTTTTAATATTAAAAAAACTCTTGATATTAAGTCAACAGAATACTTCGAAAAAGGATTAGTTTATATGAAGAATGATCTTTCTTCCGATAAGCAAATTATTAAAAACTATATTAATCTTATTAATGATTGTATGGTTGGAGCTCTTAAAAATAGTGACGTTAGTGAAGATTACAAGAGTGAGCTTATTACTAATTTTAAGATTATCGTTGATTCGCTTAAGAATATTTTTGATTCAACCTACAACACAGTTTTTATTTTAAATAAACAAAAGAATTTACTTGATAGCAAAGAAATTACCTTCACAATACTAGGATATGCAATCGGAATTATCAAAAAAATCTATAACCGTTGACTGTAAGAACGGCAACCGCAACCTTAATGTCGATGAGTATACAAGATGGCTATGTCTCCTCGAAGCACTAGATATTATTAGCCGTAAAGCTCAACAATTTAAAGTTGATCTTCATGGTAAAGATGTTGATTGGGTAAAACCTTTAGCATTTCAAAAATATATTGTAGATAGATTTGAATCTATGAAAGATGAAGTTGTAAAGAATGAAACAGTAGTCGAAACTTTTGAAGCACCAACACTATGCACTACATCGTCGGAACCCGCATTAGTATAACTGTTAACGCAAAGGCTGGTCTCTTTTCCCGTGATAAGAGATTTAAACCTGGAGTTAATTACATGCTAATTAATATTAAACCTGAGAATAGCAAATACAAATATGTTTTTGTTGGTTCTGATCGCAGTACAGTGGAGCAAGAATTCGCTTCATGTCGCGAAGGAGACAAGTTTATTGCGAGTTTAAGAAACGAAACACTTCCTGATTACGATGCTCCAGTTAATATTATTGATACTATAGCAGATTAATAATAACCGCCATACACATTATCGTAATTTGTCTTAGTATAATCAAATATCTTCTCTTTTGATTCTTGTTTAGCACTATATGTGTAAGGTTTATCTGCACCAGAAGCTGTAGTAACTTTTGTATCGTCAAATACTTGATCGTTCATAGCTTCTGGAGTAACTCCTGGTTCAAAAGAGTATTCGAATCTCTTAGCTTTTATAAGCCAGACGTAATGGCCTGCAAGTGCATTAATTTGAGCTATATCTTGATCTAATCTTTGCGTTATCTCGTAAATGTTACCATTACGTCCACCGGGTCTATCACTACCATACTCAACTAGTTGAAATAGATCACCAGATTTAGGTTCTGCACCGTAACCAAACGTTTCATAGAACGCGCTTATATGAACAAAAGCAGTAACCTCATCATCTGAAACAAGACCAAACTTACTTAGCATTAGCGCATTTTCATTTAAATTGATAGCTATAGTAATAAGCTGTGGTGTAGAATATGCTTGTGTAGGTTGTTCACCATATAGCATATCTGCACTTAACGTAGTTGTATTATTAACAATATAACCAACTTTTTGACCGTATAAATTAATTTGCTCTCTCCAGTAATTAGAAATAGTATTTCTCTCACAGCTATTATTGGTTTTATCTGTATATCTAAAGCATGTATTATCTTCAAAGAAAAAAGGGTAAACACCTCCTTGAGGATTAATATTACCGGTGTAATAATTCTTTGATTCCATATTACTTCTCTAATACAGCCGCATTTAACACCGGATCAAAACGGAGAGTTATTCCCGTATTGCCAAGAGATTTAGCTTTTGCTCTATCTAATTGAAGATTAAATTCACTCTCTATCTCTCTAACATCATTATCATTACATACAAATCTACCATTATTTCTATTTTTTAAGCTTTCTACTTTCTGATTACTCTTTACAGTTCTATGCATATGAGGTACAACACGCCCGGGGTGCTTTGAATGGGAGCTCACATCGCGTAGCATAGGATTCATATGACGCTTTTTTGTCTGTAATGGTTTATTACTGTAAAAATCTTTAAAGGTCATCATAATATATTTAAGCAAAAAAAAGGGCCTTAATTGAATAAGGCCCTTAATTTTACTATTTTTGACTATTGTTTTATTTTAATCCAGCGAGGTAAGCGCCAACTTTTGATGTCTTACTTGCGACAACGTTAGCTTTACCCTTAGGAGAGGTGGGTGCACCACCCTTTACGCCAGCACCTACTAATGCATGGCCTTTTTCACCATCGTTACCGACCTTATCGGTAACTTTCCCATCACCAGCACCGCTAGAGGTCAAGCTCTTTGTTACATCACCGACCTTGTTATCCTTCTTCTGAAGGCTTTCACCAGCGCTAGCAGGAAGCTCTTTCATATCAGTAGCTTCTTTAGCTACCTCTTGATTGTCTTCCTCTTCATCCTTCTCGTCATCTTTTTCTTCGTTTGCTTCATCTGAAGCAGTTTCATCTGAAACTTCATCTTCATGCTCGTGTTCAGCGTTTACATCACCTTCGACATCGAGAATGTCGCGAAGTGCATCACAAAGCTTCTGAGCCATGTCGCGAGGAAGAGATAATGTTACTTCTTCACCGCTAATTGTTTCACCGGCATCGCTTGATTCGTCGCCGGTAGGTAAGCCAAGAGCTGCAGCATCATTTGCTTCAGCATCAGGTTGACCACCCATTACATCTTCGTAGAGTTTGTCAAAAATAGATTTATTCATAGAAGTATTTATTGTTCGTACCTCTGTTTTTTCGAGGTTTTGTGAGAATTTCTTCGGCTCATAAAAATTATTATCCTTTGCATCGTCAGGTTTTACAAGATCTTTCTTAAAATTATCAGCGTTCTCCGGGCCAGAATTCTTTGCAATAAAGGCTTTCTTATCTGCTGTAGCTTCTACTGGCTTTTTGTCAGTAGCTAGCTTAAACGTACCTTTAGGAGGGAATACTGATTTCTTTTCTTCAATAATGCTCTTTTCATAAAAATCACCCATTTCAACTAATGTACGTGTATTGTTCATATTAAGTATTTATATATTATATGCCAAAAAAACCAGAAAAACAGTTTTATTTAGGTAATGAGAATCTACCAACAACTGATGCACAGTTTGATTACTCAAGCCACCCCGAATGGGTAGAGGATATTGCTAAGAGTAGAAAAAATATTTTATACTTTGCAGAAAACTTCTTTTACATAATAAACCTCGATCAAGGTAAAATGAAAATTAAACTTCACAATTATCAGAGAAAAGTACTTAGAGGGTTGAGAGACAATAGATTTGTATGTTTACTAGCAAGTCGTCAAATTGGGAAAACTACTTTAATGACAATATATGCATTATGGATAGCTTGCTTCTTTGAAGACCAACGTATTTTAGTTGTAGCTAATAAAGAACAAACAGCAATCAATATCTTTAAGAGAATCAGATTAGCTTATGAGAAACTACCTAACTACCTTAAACCAGGAACTATAGAATACGGTAAAACCTCGATGTCACTAGGCAATGGGTCGAGTATTGGTATTTCGACAACAAGCAGTGATGCAGGTCGAGGAGATAGCTGTAATGTTCTTATTTTGGACGAGCTAGCGTTTATTGACAACCATATGGTAGAAGATTTCTGGCGTTCCGTATATCCAATTATTTCTTCGTCTAAAAAATCAAAAATATTTGTAGCTAGTACACCTAATGGTACTGATAATTTATTTTACGATCTCTATCAAGGCGCTCTTGAAGGTAATAACGACTGGCATGCTGAAAAAGTAGATTGGTGGGAAGTCCCTGGTCGTGATGATGAATGGAAAGAAAAAACTATTCGTTCTCTAGGAAGTAAGGATGCATTTGATCAGGAATTCGGAAATGTATTCTTACAAACAGGAGAAAGCGCTCTGGACGATGCGCTATTTGAAGCAATGAAAGAAGAATGCGTTAAACCAAAATTTGTTTTTGATGAAGGTAAATATTTACTTTGGGATGAGCCGAGTAAAGACAAGATATATGTAGCAGGTGTCGATATAAGTGAGGGGGTTGGTGAAGCAGCAAGTGTAGTGCAAATTCTTGACATTACTGATTTGAGAGAAATTAAACAAGTTGCGACCTATCACAGTAGAATAATTAGCCCTTATAATTTCACTACCAAGTTACATGAAATACTACAGCACTGGGGAAGCCCTCTTGCTTTGGTTGAAAGAAATAATTGTGGTGCGCAGGTTGTAGATCAACTTAAAAATGTTTTACAGTATGAAAATTTAGTTTCTTATGGAGCGAAAATTGCGGGAAGTAAATTTAATAAAATTGGAGTACAAGCTCATACAAATTCAAAATATAAAGGTGTAATGAATATGCGCTATTGGGTTAATGAGCTTAAAGCAGTAAAAATTTATGATTTAAAAACGTTAAATGAATTAAAAATGTTTGTTCGCTATCCTAACGGTACGTGGGCCGCAAAACCAGGTTCAGATAATTGGGATGATAGAGTTATGAGTTTAATATGGGCATTAATGATATTAGAAAATGATCTAGTTGAAAAATATTTTGAAATAGAACAATTTGATAACAATAAAAAACCTCTTAAAATTAGAGCGCTAGATTTTGGTATAAAATATTTTATTAACCCTACTTCATTATATAGTAACGAAAGAAATGACCAAGGTGCTGTACCTCTGCCGGTTATTATACAAGGTGATAATAGTAGTGAAAAAGATGAGCTAAAAGATCTTGAGGCTCAGGGGTGGTCTAGATTAAATTAATATATGGCTAATCTTGTAAATTACGCACAAAGTCCTTTTAATAAAACAAGAAAAGACAAATTTCTTTTAGTTTTAAATTTTCCTGATGGTCTTAAAGACATATCCAAAAAATTAACAAGAACAAACCAATCGATTTTACCCGATACAATTCAGTTCTCAGTATATGGTGCTATAGTACCTGATGTAGAAGTTCCTGTTGTAAATGTAAGATATACAGGACAAACATTAGCTGCTTCTAGTCATGCAAGACCACCATATCCTGCATGTACTGTAAATTTTACAGTAGATAATAGGTTTAATAACTATTGGACAATATATAAATGGTTAGACCTTCTTACTAGTAGTGAAGACGGATTAGTAGATAAAGATAATATTTTAGTTAAGAATAACAGAACTGATTTAATGAAATATGCGGCTAATATATCTATATTTGCTCTAGATGAATATGATAAACGTACAGTAGAATTTGTGTATACTAACGCTTTTCCTACATCTTTAGGAGGTATCAATTTTAATAATAGAGATGCTAGTGAAATTGAAACAACTTTTACCTTTAATTATTCAAGATTATTAGTTTCTTTAGTCGAAACTGTAGATAGTTTGTAAAAAATTAAAAAGTTTTATCCAAAAAACCATAAATACTTTATATGGCACGCACAATTCAAAGTCCTGGGGTAGAGATTACCGAGAAAGATTTTACACAAGCAACCGCTGGTACAGCACCAACTACAGTATTTATTTCAGGGTTTGCTTCTAAAGGACCTAGCTCAGAACCTATTAGCATTGCATCTTTGTCAGAATTCGAACAAGTTTTCGGTGCACCAACAAATTCTGCTGAAAGATATTTTTATCATACAACAAGAGCTGTACTGCAGTCACCTGCCAGCGTATTAGTTTATAGATTACCATACGGTCCTAATGCCGGTGTTGATACCAGCAACGACTTTAGTGCCTTAGTATATCCCGTCGCCTCGTATGTTAATGGTGCCTCATCGACAAATCTAAACCTTTCAGTCTCCGGTGCTTATTTCTTTGGAGAACCCACACACTTAAAACTAACGCAAGCTGAATATCTTTCGATTTTACGCGGTGATGGCTTTAGCTGGTCTGCAGATACAGGCGGATCTACTACATTTAATACCGTAGCTTCTCTTGCTAATGCAGGATTAATCATTCTAAACAAAGCCCAATCTACAATTAATAGCAGATTTGAGGGTACATACGTTGGATTGATCGATAATTTAAATCTTAACCCTGCTACCGCATTTGATGACATTGGTAGCGTACTTTCTGTTAATACTAGCGCTACTGCAATTTATGGTGACAGTTTTGTAAGTATCCCTTCAACGAGACTAAACTTTAGCTTATCTGCTGAAACCGGTGGAGCTGCTGGTAGTGTTTCCGAGGTAATCGAAAACATTCCTTCGTTCGATATTTCATCGAGACAGTTTGACGATACAATTACTCTCGGAGTATTCGGGTTACGTCAATCAGTATTCTCTCCTGATACAATCGCGCTTGATTACGTCTTGCGTGAAAGTTATGTAGGCTCTTTCGACTTTAATAGACAAATTAACACTGAAAACGGCGGACCTGCTACTAGCTTCTTTATGGAGCAAGTCGACGAGAGTTCGCTTAATGTAACAACATTGATCAATCCATTTATTTCAAATAGAAATCAAACAACATGGCTAGATGTCGATGGTATACCTCGCAAGAAAGCTCGTTTCCTTAGCAGATCATCACTTAACCCTCTAGCTAATGAAACAGCTGATGAATATGAAGCAAGAGTTGGTGCACCTGCAGCACAAGTTCGAGGATTTTATAATTACCTCGGTGGTACGGATGCTTTAATTGCTTTAGGTGATTATAGCAACCAGGACTTATCTACGAAAGAGATTGGTAATCTACCTACTAAACTTCAAGTAGCTCTTGATAAAGTTAATAACTCCGATCTATTTCCAATTAATATTGCTGTAGAAGCCGGTCTAGGCACTGTTTATGTTAATTCGTTTAACCCACGTACACTCGGTTACTTTGATGATAGCATACCCTACGATTCAATGACAAATTCACTGACAGCGCAGAACGGTCTCTCTGTACCAACAGCTGTCTCACAATATAACGGTGTAGCAAATGCATTCTTAGGATTAGTTGATAATCGTAAAGATCTTATCTTTATTGCTGATGCTCTTACAAATATTTTTGTACAAGGTTCAAATGTAAAAACGTTAGATGTACCTACAAATACATTTGCAAATAATATCTACTGGCCATTAAGAAATCAATTTGCTTCGCTAAACACAAGCTATGCTTGTACATTCGCGAATGTCGCGAAAGTAACAGACGTTGCTGCATCTCAAGAAGTCTGGGTACCTTTCTCAGGTTTTGCAGCTGCTGCAATGGCAAATACTGATAGCAATTATCAGCCATGGTATGCACCCGCAGGATTTACACGCGGTATTCTTGCCGGAGCTAACGATATTGCAATTTATCCTAAGCAGAAGCAACGTGATCAACTCTATAAAGCTAATTTAAACCCTGTTACATTCTTCCCTGCTGAAGGATTCGTAATCTTTGGTCAAAAGACATTGCAGAAGAAGCCCAGTGCATTTGATAGAATTAATGTACGCAGACTCTTCTTAAGCCTCGAAACTTCAACAAGAGATACTGTTAAATACTTTGTATTTGAGCCAAATACACTCTTTACACGTACTCAAGTATTGAATAGCATCACACCCATTTTTGATAATGCTAAAAATACACAAGGTATATATGATTATCTAATTATTTGTGATGAAAGAAACAATACACCATCAGTTGTTGATGATAATACATTAGTTATAGATATATATATTAAGCCAGTACGTACTGCTGAATATATCCTCTGTAACTTCTACGCAACAAGAACCGGAACAAGCTTCCAGGAGATTATCTCGTAAGAGTAATAAGGAATAAATAATTTTATGGCAGATGTAAATCAACTTATTACCGACTTTTACAGAGTAGCTTCTACTCGCGAGTTCGCTCGTGATTTTAACTTTAGAGTACTCTCAATTAACACCGGTGGAGCAAGTACAGTAACGTTTGATGAAAATGACTTAGTATATGTAAAAACAGCTTCACTACCTGAAAGAGCTATTACAAATATTGCTGTACCTTACATGGGATTAAACTTCAATTTACCCGGTAATGCAACCTATCCAGGCAGTGAAGCATATGCATTAACGTTCTATGCTGATGCTAATTCACAACTTCGCCAGAAATTCGAACAATGGTCAACAGATATTTTCGACGATTCTAATTCTACTGGTAATTATTTTGCTCCTAAGCAGACCGCTATTATCGACCTCGTACAGCTCGATAATCAAATGAATAAACAATCACAGTATCAATTAGTCGGTGTATCAGTTAGAAGCGTTGGACCGCTACAGTATAATATTGCTACTGGAACAGGCGAGACAATTGAATTTACTGCTACAGTTTCGTATCACTACTGGAGAAAAATCTCTTAAATCTACTCAGTTAACTAAATAATTAAGTGAATAACCCGTTTACGAACGCACTTAATGGTTTAGGACAAAACTTCACAGGTCTCGCTACAGGTAATAACCCGCTATTTGCTCCTCAAGTAACTAATCTTTTTGGATTTAATATTCCCGGTGTTCCTATTGTAAGTGTTAGAGATTATTTTCTCTTTCAAATGGAATCGTGGTTTACTGCGATTCCTAATTCATCTCAATGGATAGTTGTTATAGATGCTTATCCTCGCGCTCTTAGAACTAATATTATTCAAGGATTAGAGAGAACAGATGGCTCTAAGAAAGGGTTTAATATCGATTCTGCTGTTACTATTTTAAACAGTTTTCCTTTACAAAAAGTTATTGGATGTTTATTTGCGCATGCTATAACAGTACCTACCGAACAGTATGAAGTAATGTCTGCATCTGTGCCTAATAATAGAGGATTTTTACCTGGTATTTTAGGAGGTGGAAGAACAACTGAACCGCCCGCACTTGTTATTGATTTTAGAGAAACAAATACATCATTTATTGACTTTGTTATTAGACCGTGGGTTATTTTAGGTTCGCATTACGGTATGACAGCACGTCCCGGTGATATAGGTAGCTCAAAAGACCTTAAGAATATGAAAGTGAATATGACTTTACTGGAATATACAAGAACCTTACATAGTATTTCAATGATACCGAGAAAAGTATTTAACTTTTACAATTGTGTGCCTTATCAAGTATCCGAACAGTCTTTAGATTATTCAGATGATAAATTGACAACATATTCTACACGCTGGACGTATTCAAATTATACTGTTGAAAATAACCTTTATCTTCCTGTTGCTGATATTGTTAATAGAATTTCAAATGGCGAAATTCCTAGAATTACAAGCTTTCAAAACGGTATTGGCAGTATTAACCCTCTTGGATTTTTATAATTTTCGAGTTAAATAAGCTTTGTGGACGATTTTATATATCAAAGCTATATCCCTTCGTTAGGAAAGATTACTGATTTGTATGAGTTAAAATATTCAACGTTTAAATCCCTTGTTAAAACGCTTTTAAACAACAATAATAAACAAATATCTCTTTTGTTTGATAGAATATTAGATAATTTATTAGTAGAAAAGAATCTCAAACTTACGTTTTTTGATAAACTATATCTGCTACTTACAATTCGTACTATTTGTATTACACCAGTACTTGAGCTTACGATTCCAGATAAAATTACTAAGAAAGACAACCCACTCTCTATTGATTTAGGTAATATTATTACCACATTAAAAGAAATTAACTTACCAGAAGAACTATTACACTCAGAAAAAACGTATAATAAGATACAGGTAGAATATGGATTACCTTCTTCATTATTAGCAGAGAAAAACGAAAACAGTTTTCTAACTACAATTAAAAGAATTAAATTTAACAACGAAGAAGTCGATATTAACGACTCAAATATTGCTGAGTTACTGCCTGCTAATATATTTAAAGATTGTAAAGAGCATTTTAATAAGATAGAAAAATTCTTTGAAAGTTATTATCTTCTTAATTTTAAGCTGCCTAATGAAAAAATTGAACTTAATATTTCTCTTGCAGATAATACAGTTTTAGAATTCTTAAAGATAATCTTTAAGCGAGATCTACTCTCTCTTTACGAATTTGAGTATTATTTTGTCACAAAAGCTAATCTCGGCAGCAATTTACTGTACAATTCCACACCTGCTGAGATAAATGTATATATGAACCTCTTTAAGAAAGAGATTGAAGAGAGAAATAAGTCGAACAAAGAGTTGAACATGCCCAATAAAGGACCTAATTATAAACATGAGTAATACAGTAGATCTGCTAAGACAATTAGAAGAGCTTAATAGAACTAATACTATTGATGTATTTGTACCTTCCTTAAAAAAAGAAGTTAAGTTTAAAAACCTTAACCTTAAGCAGCAAAAGAATCTTTTAAAAACGTCTATTGACGAAACGCTTACTAAGCTATCCTTTATCATTAATTTCTATAGTATTATTCAGGAGAATATTGATAGCTCTGTTAAGGTTAGCGATCTTTATACATTCGATCGCACTGCAATAGCAATTGCCTTAAGAGCAAAATGCTTAGATTCAAATTATAAGTACGATGATAATTCGTATAATTTAATTGATAAAGTTAGTCAGATACCTTCATTAGAAATAAAAATTCCATTAGAGAAAAAAATTGAATATCAAAATATTACTGTTGAATTACAGGCGCCTAAACTTGGGCTTGATAAAGCTGTAAGCAGCTATTCTTTAGAAAGTATAAAATTATTACAAGATAAGGATTTTAAAAACGTAATTGGTGAACTCTTTATTCATGAAATTATTAAATTTATTAAATGTATTTCCATAAATGGTGATAAACCTTTTACTGCTGATTTTAACAATTCAAATGTCGTTGAGCTTATTCCGATTGTTGAAAGATTGCCTGCTTCAGTAACAAATAATATTTTAGAATATGTTAAGTCTTACAGAGAAACAGAGAATCAATTTACTAGAATTAATGATATTAATGTTGAAGTCGACGGCGCATTTTTCTCTATCTAACTAATCTAATCTCTTAAATATTGTTAATGGACGAGTTATCTAATGATCAGCTTATCGCTGTATTTGGTAAAGGGTTTGAAGATCTTAAGCTTCAATCAGTTCAACAGACTAAAATACTACAAAATGTTGAAAAAATACTAGATAAACGTATATCTATCGATGATAATAGATATGCGATTACAGCAGAGGCACAAGCAAAAAGAGATAAGCGTCAAAAAGAACCTCAAGAGGTAACATTTTCCAAATCTGCGCAAAAATCATTAAAGGCATTAGATCAATCAGACAAATATGGTGCGTTATTGAAAGAGGTAAAGTCTTCTCAAAAGAAAGAATCCGGTTCAATATTTAAATTCTTAAGTCCTATATTACTTCTTTTAGGAGGCATTGCAGGGCTAGCATTTGGTGTACAAAAAATTCCTGCTATGAAAAAAATGTTTGAAAATTTTCAAAAGGGTTCAGTGTTTACAAGTTTAAAAAATATTTTAAATGTGTTTAATAAAAAGAATCTTGAATTTAAAGAGTTTATTCGTGGTATACCTTTTGTAGGAAGATTAATCGATGCTTACGATGGATTCTCTCTTATAGCGCAAGGGCAGATTGAAAAAGGTATTAAAAGATTAGCTTTTGCCATTCCTGGTGCTGAATTTATTGCTACTTTCTTTGGCAGTTCAAAGCAAAGACTGCTTGGCAATTATGATGCAAAGACAGACAAGAGCAAACAATTCAGTTTATTTGGTAAAAAGTTTTCTTTTGAACAAGTAGTAGATGGTATCTTTAACGGCATCACAAATTTTCTAAACCCAGTGATAGATTTCTTCGGAAAAGTGAGCAGTCTCTTTGTACAGCTCTATCAAGTTGCAACAAAGGGTAGTAACATTAACTTCAAGGATATAACAGGCATACTTGATCAAATTGCTGTGTATTTTCCTGTACTCACGCCAGTAACAAGATTTTTATCTATGCTAACTGAAAAAGCGTTTAAATGGCAAGCTGGTAAACAAACAGGAGAAACCAATATAAATAGTGTAAACATAGGCGATATTTTTAATTCAGTATTTGATAATATCGCTGAAACAATTAATTCTGTAGTCTCTACTGTTGTGGATATAGTAAATGCAATATCACTAATTTTTAGTGGTAATAAAACTGCTGCGAGTAAAGGATTTGAAATTTTAGATAATTACGCACCAGGTATTTCTAATGGTCTTAGATTTGTTGTAAATACAATAGATAATCTTCAAGAAATAGATAAAGCTGAAGGGTTTGATAAAATCAAAAAAATTGGTAAAGCGCTTACTTCTCGTAACGAATACTACAAAGTATCTGCTTTAGATAGAAAAGCGGGTAATGATATAAATGATAAAGATTCTTTTTATCAAGCAAGAGAAAACTCAATTTTAGAAGAACAAAGACTTAGAAAAGAAATTGAAAATGAAAAAAATCCTAATAAAAAAGTTTTAACAGATACTTTAAAAGCAGGCGCCGCTGGTTCTGTTCTTGGAGGAAGTGTAGGTCTAGCTTCTTCAGCTATCCCGGGAACGCCTTTCTTTGGTCAGCCACTAACTGCAACGTTGCTTACCGGTATTGTATCTGGTGTCTTAACTAGTGCTGGCAGTCTTATTCTCGGATGGTCAAGAGAAAATTTTAAAGATATGTATGGTGATGATAAAGACAGAATTGAAAGGATTAAAAAATTAGAACAGAGCCAACAGCTTCAACAAAATACTATTAAAACATTAGATACTGAAGGCGGAAAACAAATAGACATAGACTACGAAAAATTAAAGCCAGTTAGTAGTGATACTAAGGCCATTGAGCAATTAAAAATCAATCAAGAACAAAATAAAGAAAGAGATAATATTAAGAAGATGATAGATAGTATTAGTACTGGGCTTAATAAGCATGCTAGTCTTCTAGAAGCGTTGTTGAATAAACAAACTGAGAATAATAATACATTAGCTAATATAAGTAATAATACGTTAAAGTCGAATAATGTTATTGTTAAAAATAGTTCAAATATAAATAATTTTTCCAACAAAGCATCAAGTAATTACGATTTTCAAATGACAGATCTTGGTAGATCTGTATATGCATAAATATAGTTATGAACCACGTCTTTTCAGTATATAGATCCAGAGAATATGAAAATATTGTAAAACAGAATGGTAATAATGTTGACGTACAACCGCCTTATTTAGTTTCACCTAATAACAATGCTTATGGTACTTCTACTAATACAGATGGATCTATTTTAAACGGCGATGTTGTTGATGTTGTAAATGATTTTTACTGGACATACTCAAAATTAAGAGAAAGTCGTCAAGAAGTTCCAAAGGTCATACTTACAGAAAAAAGACAAAAAGTTAATTCGCTTATATCTCAGTTAAAATATTCTTATGGAGCTACTTTCGATACAGCATCAGATTTATCTCTTAAAGCATCTAGAAACCCTATTGTAAGAAGTTTGTTAGGCGAAGTAGGATTAAACGCTGATGAAGTTGGAAACACTGTAAGCGAATTTTCACAGAATATAAAACAAAGCGGAACACAGTTTGCTGAATCATTGACACCTCAATTAAGAGATAATAACCCAATTTTTAGTAATCCTATGATGAAGCCTTACGAAAATTTATACATAACTGAAGACACAGGGTGGAAGTTTATTTTGCCTTATTTTGATAATTATTCAAATGCACAGGCTAATCTATATTCTGGTGATAGCAATGGTAGTTTTTCCGGAGCATTTAAAACAGGTGCTGATATTCTTAACAATTTAACTGAAAGTATGTCGGTATTAGCTAATCCTATTGATATTACTTTTGTTGAAAGGGCAAAATTATATAATTACTCTACAGAAGGAGATGAAATTACATTTACATTTCCGCTTATTAATACAGGAAGCGCGACGTTTGACGATGTAGTAAGAAATTGGGAACTTTTATTTCTTTTCTTATATAATAATAAACCATCCAGACGTAATGTATCAGTTATTGATCCACCAGTACTTTACCAACTTGATATTCCCGGTGCTAAATTTCTACCGTTCTGTTATATATCTAATATTGCTGTTGATTTTCAAGGTTCTAGAAGAGAATTGGAATTCAATTTATCTTATTCTGATAACCTCAATGTAACTAATATACCCACACAAATAAATGAAGTAAATACTACAAACACACAGTTTAATTTTAATACTGACAACACATTTAATATTAATGCGCCTCCAAAAGATATAATTGGTGAATCTTTAAGATCTGCTGCAGCAGCATCTACTACTACCTTTAAAAGCGAATTTTTTAATAACCAAACATCAAGAAAGATTAAAACCATTGTACCAGATGCTTATTTAGTTCGTATAACTGTAAAAAGTCTATTAACTGAAACTAAGAATTTTATGTATAGCCTTATAAACAGTAGCCCTGTTGTTACTACATCAAACACAATATTAGGATTAAATTTATAATATGGATGGTAAATTTCAAAATTCAATAATTGATCTTCCTAGTTTAAAGAGTATTAGGTATGAGAACATTTTTAAATTATATAAAAATAAAGATAATCAATACTATTATAATCTTTTACAGTCTCTCTATCTCCCGGGAAGTATTGATGAAACAAAGATTTACTATATGTTGATTTCTAGTAGAATGCCCTGGACTGCGGTAAGTTTTAATGCTTATAAAACAATTGAACTCTGGTGGTTAATTTGTCTTACGAATCAGATCTACAATCCCGTCGAATTTGCTAAAGCAGGAAGCTCTTTAAAAATAATAAAGACTCAGTATGTACCTGGAATAATATACGAGATTAAGAATGCTTTAGCAACTAAATAAACCTATGGCTGAAATAACAAGAAGTGATTTATTAACAAATCAAGATCGCTTTAGTGACGTTATTAATAATAATCCCTATTATTTTAACGTTATACTCAATTCATCAGATGGAAGATCACAGCAACTAAAAATAGGGTCAATTAATACACTTGTAATTCAGGACTCTATTACAAACCCTTTTCATCAAGGTTATATTGTACTTAATAATACGTTTGATGCTGTTGAACGAATAACCGATTTACAAAATAACGATAAGATAAGCAATAGTACATCTGGAAGCTTTACTCCAAATAAAGGATTTATTTTTAAAGGCGATTCAAGAGACTTTTTAGAAATTGATATTATACCTAAACTGGATGAATCAGATCTATCTACTAAATTTGATAGAGCTAATTCCGATGCTGTGTTTCGTTTAAGTTTTGTTTTTAGTATATATAGA